GGTGTTCCCGCGGCCGCGCGTCGCGCCTGTGCCAAGAATTAACAAATTGGTAGTAGTAAACTCGGCATCGCGAAACCTGAAATCGCCGCCGGTGTTTCGCGAGAAACAATATGGCCAAGAAAAAGTCGAGCACGGCACTCACTAACCAGTCGTTGCCGCTCGAGACTCTCGCCAAAGTTGACGCACTCGCGGAACTGTTTGCCAAAGGTGGCACCGAATTCGATTTGCGAAACGCGATCGCGGAACAAATGCCCGGCGAGGATCCGGAGCTGTTGATTGGCCTGGTGATCAATCGCCTGGTCAGTCATTCGACCAGTGAAAGGGCCGAGGCCCTCCGGTTCGGGTTCGTTGTGGAAGCGGCGATGAGCCTTTACCAGGATTGCCGCACGCATCTGCAATTCAAATCAGCGTTGGACACATTGAAATTCATCTCGGAGTTGCGACCACCAGAGTCGGAGAATGCTGAATAGTGCATCAACGCCGCAGGGCGGCCGGCCGTCGACCCGTAAAAAGGCACAGTCCTACGTCGTTTCGACCGTTGGCGAAGTGGCGGCATTCTTCGGCGTGAGCGTCGCGGCCGTGAATAAGTGGAAAGCCGAGGACAATCCGATGCCGGGATCGCCCGGCAAATACGACCTTTCGGCGATCGCACGATGGAAACTGACGAGGACATCGAGGAAAGCCAAACTCAACGATCCGATGCGGGACATGGAATACCGCCTCAAGGAGATCACAGCCAAACAAAAGGAACTCGACTATGAAATGCAGAAAGGCGGACTGCTCGAGTTGACGGACGTCGAGCGATGGGCGGCAATGGCACTGATCGAAACGCGAGAAATGGTCATGTCACTGCCAGAACTGTTGGCCACCTCAAGCCCGCCTGAATTCCGTGACTTCGTCCGAGAAGAATCAGACCGGCATTGTCGCGACGTCCTGACAATGCTCCGCCACAAATTGGAAACGACCGAGATCGATAGCGTTAACAAAGATCACAACGCCGAGTAACGAACCAGAATGACCAAAGCCGTACGACCGAAGCCGCAGACCCGCAAAAAGAAGGTATGGCCTAAGCGGATCTTCCTGAGGTCGACCAGATACATCGAGCCGCCGAAGAAGGTTTCATCCGAAGAATGGCTGTCGACTCACGTCGTCATGCCGCAGGGGACCGAAACTTCCGGCATGCCGTTTTCGCTCGCGTCCTATCCGCACGTCGACGGTGTGCTCGCAGCGTTCGACAATCCTTCGGTCCGCACGATCGTGCTGCAGTGGGGAACGCGTCTCGGCAAGACGACTACCTGTCTCAGTCTCATGGCCCGAGTCGCCGGCACGGCTCCGCGCAACATGATGCTAGCCGGCGCCACGAAAGAAGCGACAGCTCGAGTTGTCTCCGGCCGCCTCTATCCGATCCTCTCCTCGGCGAACGGCGTCCGTCAGCAGCTGCTGCCCGAGCATCGTCGCAGCAAACTCGACGTTCGGCTCGAGGCCTGTCGGATCTACATCGGTTGGTCGGGTTCGGAAACCTCGCTCGCCGACGTCGGAGCCTGGTTCGGTGTCGGGAACGAGATTGACAAGTGGGATCAAGACGCCTCGGCCGAGGCCGATTCGCTGGCCCTGTTCCTCAACCGGTTCAAAGGGTTCACGAATCACAAAATCATTCTTGAATCGACGCCAACGGTCAAAGGCAAAAGCCGCATCGACAATTGGATGCAGCGGTCAAACCAGCACAAACGGCAATGTCCCTGCCCGCACTGCGGCGAATACCAGGTCTTGCGGAAGGGAACCGAAGACACGCCTGGGGGCTTCCGTTGGGAGAAACTCCCGGACGGCAAGAACGATGCCGACCTCGCATACCGCACCGCCTGGTACGAGTGCGAGAAGTGTCAGGGCCGAATCGAAAACCACCATCGCAAGCCGATGCTTCGTAAGGGCGTGTGGTGTCCCGAGGGTTGCACGGTCAACAAACATGGCCAGATCGAAGGCACGCCGCTTCGTGAAGGTTCCGATATTGTCGGCCTTGGCCCTCTACCCTCCTGGTACGCACTGACCGAGACCTGGGGCAACTTCGCGCGAGCCTGGATACGAGCCCAGAAGAAACCGCGAGACCTCCAGGACGTCGTGAACAGTTACATGGCGGAATGCTGGGAGACCAAGCGAACCAAGTCGTCTCCCGAGATCCTCGCCAATCGCATCGGCGGCGATACTCCGGCCGGCATTGTTCCCGAGGGCGGTCTCTTCCTCACGGTCACGGTGGACCGACAAGCGGCCGATGGTGGCTTCTGCGTGTATGTCGTCATGGCTCACGGGCTCGAGGACCGAGCGTGGATCGTTCAGGCCGGCATGGCTCTTAAGTTGTCTGATATTTGGAACAGTGTCATGCGTGCGACCTATCCACACGCGGACGGTGGTCAAGGCCTGGTCCCCGTCGCTGTGGCGATCGACTCCGGGTGGAACACGAAAGACACCTACGATTTCTGCAACGCTCACCCGGGCCTGATTCCCTGCAAAGGATCGTCGACCGATCTCGGCGGCAAGCCGTACAAGATCGTGACGCTGAGCGATGACGGCAACCGCGGGCAATTGCTGATGCACGTTGGAACGGACTTCTGGGAAACGGATCTCGAATCCCGTCTGACCGACAAGCTCCGCGGCGAACCCGGCTCCCTCACGCTGTGCTCTGACATGAAAACCGACGTTGAAGCCTTAGAACAATTGCTCAACGGGCAACTCAAAGACGTTCTCGACAATCGCGGCATGCCCCGGTTGATGTGGATCAAGAAGCATGACGGCATGCCGAACGATCTTCGTGACGCAGTCCGTTATGGGCTCTGTCTGGCGAAAGCATGGCTCGAAGAGAACGACAACGTGATGCCGACCAGGCTACCGATCAACACGCGGCCGACCGCGATTTTACACCGAGGCGAAACCAGACCAGACGGGAGACTTTTCAATGAGTAATCGGCGCCACAAAAAGGCCGCTGAGCAAACCAGTGTTGCGGAACAACCAAAGGAACCGCTGCCTATGCCGACAATCGAACCATTCCCCGCGGACCGGAATGCGATACCCAACGCGTCCCGAATTGCTGAATCAGATCCGGAAGCTAATTCGCAAATTTGCCCGGACGAAGGTTGCCTTCCGACCGATACTGAATGGTTTAAGAAACTACATGAGTTGCGCGATAGTCAACCGGAACTGCCGAAAACGGAAGTAGATCCGGAAAGTATCCCCGTCCATCGCCGCTGTCCGCTTTGCTGGGGCCGCAGCAAGGGTGTCGGAATCGCTTACTCAACGCAGGGGTTCACGCGGTACTATAAGTGTAAACGGACTCTATCTCCAGACCATCCGCCTTGCGGTTTCACTTGGTCCGCCATCGTCAAGCTCGATGTGCTGCGTGTCGAGCATCGTGACATTGATTTAGAGACGAGGTGAAAGAATGTCAGGAGGAAACAATGCACCGGCCGGCTCTGTCTGGATTGACAGCCCAACAAGTTCCGGTTGGTGGTGGTTTCGTTGGAAGGGCGGCGATCGCATCGAAGCCGTTGAAGTCCAACTGGACGAAGGATTTGAACGGTTCTACTCGACTGGCAACGATGACTATTCCGTGCTTGAAGACTACCGTGATTCCAAGTGGCAAGCCATAATTCCAGCAGGGCTAACCGAAGTCGATGATCGCGGAGCGAATAAGCTATCGCTCTCTTGGTTTGATAGTTGATACGCCTTTTCTCACGAAGCAATAATTTCTTTTCGCGATTACCAAATTGGTAGTATTGGTAGTGCCACTCTGTAATCCGCGGACCATATTCCGCGGATGGCCACTTCTGCACAGGATCTGCTCGACCAAGTCAATCAGGCAATCACGAATTGTCTGACGGCGCAATCGTATTCGATCGCCGGTCGCACGAAGCAAATGGCGGAACTCGCCACCCTCCGCGACTTCCGCATTCAGCTGCTCAACGAGATCCAATCCGGCACTGAGTCCAGCGGCAGTATGTGTTCACTCGGAGTGATCGCGAGGACCTCGCGATGAACATTCTCGATCGAGTGATCTCCGTGTTTTCTCCCAGCTGGGCCGTCTCGCGTCTCACCGCGCGAGCCACGCTGCAACAAATGGAAGGATTCACGAACTACAAAACCGGTTATGACGCCGGCAAAGTGAACATCAATACCAAGGGCCGTCTCGGATCAGAGACGAAAGAGCATGCCATTCCATTAATGGAAATTGCTCGCCTGCGGTGGCAGTCGTGGGGACTGTGGCGAAACAACCCCTACGCCAAGAAAATTGTCCGCTCGATTCAGTCCAAGGTTATCGGGAAGGGGATGGTTCCCGAGTCGCTGGCCATCAATGCAGACGGCTCGCCGAATGTGGAATTCCGAGAACGATCCAAACGACTCTGGGAATCGATTCAATCCGGATTCGATTCTCGAGGTATGCCCGGCCGCGGCGGTCTGACGATGTCAGGACTCCAGAAGCTGGCACTTCGAGCAACGATTCTCAGCGGCGAAGTCTTGCACCGTCTGGTACCGATTGACCCTTCGGCGCAACTGCTGCGAGACCTACCGATACCGTTTGTGTTGCAGACGATCGACGCAGCTCGCCTCGCCGACGCAAATCATCCGGCAGTGGGATCGATCCCAGATGGACACACGATCTACCGCGGCATTGAGCTTGATGCCGAAGGTAACCGCGTCGCCTATTGGATCAACAGTTACACGCCGGGATTCGTCACTCCGAATTTCGGAACGGCCGTCCGGATCCCCGCAGAGCAAATCGGCCATCTCTTCATTGAAGAAGACATCGATCAATTGCGTGGCGTTCCCTGGTTCGCCGCCGCTTTATTGCAGTCTCGCGACACGGGCGATCTGCAATACAACGTGCTCAAGGCGAGCGCTATGGCAGCCTGCGTGGTGATGGGTTATCGCAAACCGACCGGAGCACAACGGTTCGGTCTAAACGGTTCCACTGAAAACAACACGGTCAGTGCTGACGGTACCGATCTGACGGACGAAGACGGCAATGCGATTACCAAGATTCAGCCGGGCATGTTCATCAATCTTGGCAAAGACGGAGAAATTGAGGGGTTTTCGCCGAATCAGCCGAACACGAATGCGGAAGCGTTTATTCAGCACATGCTGCGAGGAACGGCCGCCGCGTTTCCCGGCGTGAAGGGCACAACGCTGACGGGCGACTATCGGAACTCGTCATTTTCTTCGGAGCGGTCGGGCGATAACGACACATGGCCGGAAGTCGAAGATGTGCAAGATTGGTTCGCGACGTCCTTCTGCCAGCCAATTTACGAGGCGGTCATTCGTGCGGGAATCCTGTCGGGATACTTCGCCGGCATCGTGACGGCCGAAGAATTTCAGGCTGAGCCCGGGCGATTCACGGCTGCGAAGTGGCAGGGTCCCGTCTCGCGGTCGATCAATCCGACCGACGACGTCAACGCCGCCGGCCTGCGGATGAAGTTCGGTCTCTCATCTCTGCAGATGGAATGTGCGTCACTCAACATCAATTGGATGGACGTTCTGAACCACATTGCGGAACTGTACGAGCAAGCCGAGGCGAAGGGGATTCCCGAGGAAGTCATCAACAACATCCTCGGCGTGACTTCGCAGGACGTGATTGCCCAGACGCTGGCGAACGGCGGACAAACACCGCCGGGCGATCCTCAGGATTCAGCGTCGGAAACCGATGAGCCTGCGGACACCGGCGACGGTACCGAGGAAGACGCCGACACCGAGAACGACGAGCCACCGGCCAAGCCGAAATCGTCCTCCGTGAAGGTCCAAAAGTCGAAGCAGCCCGAAAAGAAGACTGAGGTGGAAACGTGAGCAAGAAACCCTCTCGTCAATTCCGCCCGCTTGGTCGCACTGGACAGCGTGACGCGACGCTCGACACCGGAGAAATGAGCTATCGCTCGCTCGAGGTGCGATCGTCTTCCATCGACACAGCTAATCGGACGATCGATTGTGACGTCTCAACCGAAAACCCGGTGATGATGCCGGACTTTTCACGGATGGAAATGGTGCCGGAAATCCTGGTGACCAAGGGAGCTGTGCTGCCTGACTCGAAACAGGTGCCGTTCCTCGATTCGCATCAGCGAGGCAGTGTCGCCAATCAGTTGGGTTCTGCTCGTGACGTTCAGACCAAATACAACCGTTTGACGGCACGCCTCCACTTCTCGACGGCTGCCGACAACGAGTTCACGAAAGTCCGCGAAGGCCACGTGACCGACGTTTCCGCCGGCTATCAGATCCTGAAAAAGACCTACGTTCCGGCCGGCGAAAAGAAATCGATTATGGGCCGCGATTATGCCGGCCCTGCCAATGTTGTGACGAAATGGCGTCTCCGCGAGGTCTCATTGACCCCGATTGGAGCCGATGACCAGGCGAAGCTTCGTGGGTTCGACCCATCAGTTTTCGACCAATTTCTCGACGAAAGGATATTCGAAATGGACCCCGAACTGAAAAAGCTGCTTGTGTCTCGCGGAATGCCTGCAGACCTCGACGACGCGGCAGCTCAGAAATGGCTGCTGGCAAACCATGCGCGCATGGTGAAAGAGGACGCCGAAGCGGAGATTGCCAAGCGACTGGCCGCCAATCCTCCCGCGCCTCCCGCTGTTCCTCCGACGATTCTGCCGAGCGGAACTCCTGCCGGCGGTAACACGCCGATCTTCGATGAAACTCGAATGGCCAAATTCATTGCTGATGAATTTGAAAAAGCCCGGATCGCGGCCGAAGAAAAGGCGAACGCTTATCGAACCGAAGTCGATGCCAACTGCGATCTCGCAGGATTGCCCGAGCACAAGGCTCATTGCCGATCGCTGCCGAATCTCCAGGAGGTGCGAAGGTTCCTCCAGGAAGAAAACGCCAAGCGGACTCAATCGCTCGGCTATGGTCCGTCGATTCGTCAGATCGGCAGCGGTTTCGACCAAATGCGAGCCGACATGAGCACGGCGTTGACGATGCGTGCCCTGAATGGGGCGACTTCTGGCGGCGAACGTTCCCAGGCCGCAATCGAGAAGGTCTTCCCGGCTGCTCAGCGAGCCAAGGGGGCAGATCATTTCAAATACGCTTCGCTGTACGACATGGCAGCCGATTGGGTGAGGGCACAGGGAATCGACGTTCGGTCAATGTCACGCGAAGACGTCGCGATTTGTGCGATGTTCGGCGCTGACAAGATCGGTGCACGTGCGATCGGCGGACCCGTCTACAACACGACGGGCGGATTCACCAATCTGACCCTCGACGCTGTCAACAAGTCCATGATGCTCGGATATGTCGAAGTGAAGCCCACTTGGCGTGGTCCGATGCGTCAGGGGACCTCGGCGCCCGACTTCAAGAATATCAACCGGATCAGGATGGGTGCGATTCCGAATCTGCCGATTTGGAACGATAACTCTAACCCGGAAAAGGCGACGTTCGCGGACGCTCGTGAATACTATGCGGTCGAATGCCGTTCGTTGGAAATCGGGTTCAGTTATCGATTGCTCGTCAATGACGACATGGATGCGCTGAGCCGCGTTCCGGCAATGATGGGGGCAGCTGCACAGCGCACCGTCAATGCCGTCGCCTGGTCCCAGTGGACCAGCAATCCAACCCTCCAGGCGGACGGTGTAGCTCTCTTCTCCGGCGCGTCAGGTAATCGCCTTCGAAGCAACCTGTTGACCGGTGCAAATCCGCCAAGCGTTGCCAATCTCCAGACGCTGACGAATAACATGCGTCAGATGCGAGGCGAAAACGTTCCCGGACCGGGTGGAACGCAACTGGAATCGTCGGACATCCTGAACTTGCAGCCCAAATACATCATCGGGCCCGGTGCTCTGGAAACGACGATCCTGCAGCTCGTGAACTCGATCGCCGACCCTGCTGCGAATCAGGCCGGTGTGTTTAACACAGCCAGCTATTTGACGCCGATCATCGAGCCATTGCTCGACGTCAATTCGACCGTCGCGTGGTACGTGTGCGCCGATCCATCACAGATCGACACGATCGAAGTGACCTTCCTGCAAGGTCAGGAAACTCCGATCACGCGGAACTTCATGGACGAGCGAACGCTCTCTCAGAATTTCACGATTCTTCAAACCTTCGCTTCGAAAGCGATGAACCACCGCGGTATCCAAAAAGCCGCAGGAGTCTGATCGACATTGGCCGATTAAGCGGGGCTGGCTTTGTTGGCCAGTCCCGCCTTAGTGGGATGAGATCCCGCGAAAAGCACTGCGAAAAGCAACATCCCGAAAGGAAAAATCATGATTTCACGTGGCGTAAGTGTGTTCGACGATCATTTCGATCGCGCGCAGATATTGACGACGACTCCCGGCATGAATGGCTGGACGCTAGCTAAGACCGCCTCCGGCGGTAGCCCAACGGCACAGTGTGTTACGGCAGACGGTGGGGCAATCGCCTTGACGCTCGCAGCGACAAGCGAAGCCGAAATTCTGTCGATGTATCAGAACGACGTTCTGTTCCTCGATCCGGCCAGCCTTCAACGGATCGATATCGAGGCGCAGGTAAGCGGTGTTGATTCCGTTACGACCATTGTCTTCGGTCTGGCGAATGCCAGAAATGACGCCGTTGCCAGCGTGACTAACTGTGCCTGGTTCAAGATCCTCGGTTCGACTAGCACATCAAACGTTGTGATCGACACTAAAGACGGCACCAACTCCAATACCAACATCGCGACTGGAGTTACGCTCTCGTCGACTCCAAAGAAGTTCTCAATCGACTTCACGAACGGTCTAGCCGACGTGAGATTCTTCGTTGACGGCGAGCGAGTGGCAGCCTCGACGGTCTTCAATCTGTCAGCAATCGGCAGCGGTAATTTTCAGCCGATTGTTCAAATCCAAAAGGCATCTGGAACCGGCGTCGCGGCCGTACAGATTGCCCGATTCGCTACCCAGCAGAAGTACGCCTACGGGGCGTAATCGGCTGTTGTTTGATAGGGACGCTGGTTGGGGAAGTGGTATCCCGCTTGACTCATTCTCAAGAGATCGTCGGTTCGAATCCGACACCAGCCATTTGATTTTGTTGCCTGTTTTGCTTGTTGGTTAGCGCGATGACTCTGAAAGACATGATGACCGCCGACGTCGATGCCGTGTTCACGAACACGGACGATTTCGGCGTGTCCATCACCTACCAGAGCAACCCCGCCCGCTTCCCGACTGACCGCTGGAAAGAAACCACCGAACCATTCGCCGCGATTGTGGAAAGATCTTCATTCGATGCGCTCGGCGACTTCGGTGCAACGCGAATCGAAACCCGAGATTACTGGTTCTCTCCGTCGAAGCTGGTGCTTCGCGGGAAAGAGCGACTGCCGGAACGCGGCGATGTGATCATTGAAGATGGCCGTCTGTACATCGTGGTCGATGGCCCAGGACAGCGTTGTTACGGCTACGACGAAGACCGACGAATGATGTTCGTTCATACCGTGCTGAGGAAAGACGCTCCGTGAGTTCCCTGCTGACCGACATGGCCGATGCAATCGTGACTGAGCTGAACTCGCAGGAGTTTAGTCTCGGGTTTCGCGCATCGCGGGTGAACGTGCCGAGCGAGAAACTCGAAGACCTGTCGCGTCTCTATGTCGAAGTTGTGCCCAGGGCGCGAGTGAAGACCCAGATCCTTCGCGATCGTTATCAATTCGACATGTCGTTTTTGATCGGTATCCGAAAAGCATTGAACAGCGATGCGAATTCCGAATCCGATCCTCTGATCGCTCTTGGCGAAGAGATCGATGAACACTTCGTCGGTGGTTTGATCATGGATTCATTTCCGGATGCGAAGTGCAAGGGAAGTGAATTCGGCAGCGGCGACGATTCGCCGTGGATGTCCGTTCAGTCTCAAACCGAAGCGTTGCTCTATACCGGCGTCGTCATTGTTCAGTTCGTGGTCCATGCGACGATTGGAAGTTAGTCGTGTTGTTCTCGTTCCGCATCGTCGATGTCGAAATGGATACCCAGCTGTTTAACGAACGGCTGGGAGTGGCGGAGCGTCGCGGCTTGAAACGAGTTGGCTTTGCTACGCGCGAAAAGGCTGTGGCATTGCTGGCCAATGGACCGGGTGAATCCCGACCAGGGCAACCGCCAAAGAGCCACACGGGGGCTCTCAAGCGTTTCCTGCGGTATGCCGTCGAAGGCAAGTCAATGGTTGTTGGTCCGCAGCTCCTCGCACGCAAAGGCCAGAACGCAGCCCAAGCGCTGGAGAAGGGCGGCCGATCTCAAAACGCCAACGGCAAATTTCAAACAGTGGCCAAGCGGCCGTTCATGGTTCCCTCAGCGCGAGCAGTCGCAACGCAGGGGCTTCCCACATTTTTCGAAGATTCTTTTAAGGCGCAATCATGACGACCACAATTACCGCTCCGGTCATGGGATTCAATGGCAAGGCCTATTACAACTCCGGGACTCACGGCTCTCCAACATGGTCATTGGTTGCCAACCTTGGCGATATTAAGGTGACCGACGAGCGAACGACGAAGGATATCGAGGTCCGCAGCCAAAACGGCTTTGCCGTGACGGTTGCCGGACTGCGAAAGCTGTCATTCGAATGGAGCTCGGTTTATGACCCCGCGGATGCGGCTCAAACTGCCCTTCGCACGTTGTACTGGGCAAATACCAACGTCGAGATGCAGTTCCTAGATGGGCTTGTTTCCGGCGGTTCCTACACCAACGGTCCGAACGGGGTCGAGGGGACGTTCCAGATCTCCAAGTTCCCCCGACAGGAGGAACTCAACAACGCGATGATGGTCGATATGGGCGTTGTCCTGACCTATGGCGATGGAACGAATTGGCTGGTTCCGACTCGCATTGGATCTGTGTGATTTTCAGCTGCAATGCAGCAATTTTTAGGTTTTATTGAAAGGACGAAATGCTGGATTACAAAAAAGCATTGGCGAAGTCCCTGGAAGGGACCAATGAAGATCAAAAGTATGTCGGCGTGAACCTCGATGCATGGCGGCTGTGCCTGGAGAACGCATCGGTTCCAGAAAAAGACGCTGACAAGAAGACGCTCGACGAATTGAAGTACGGCGCCGGTCGTGCATCTGGCGATCATGTTGGCGTTCGGCTGGACCAGGCCAAGATGGTATTCAGCCTGCTGGCCTGATCTCTGATCGTTCACCGCGTCATCCGGGACTACTGAAAGGTTACTGTGTTCAAAGATTCGCAAGGCCGCTCGTTCGAATCGTTGATCGTTCTGCCAACTGCGGTTGAGCTGAAGTCGATCGGCGTCGATCTGGGCGCGGATATTAATGAGGTGCTCAAAGGGTTGCAGTCGGAGCCTGAGTTACTCGGTCAGGTGCTTTACCTGGTCCATCAGGAAGCCGCCGAAAAATTGCAAGTCGCGCCCGAGCAATTCGGACGGTTGCTCAATGGTGACGTGTTACCGAACGCCGTCGATTCGCTGATTGAGGCAATCATAAATTTTTCCCATCCAGCGACCCGAGCTCCGCTACGGAAGCTGATGGAAACATCGAAGGTGGTCCAGGCGGGGATCGCGGAGCAAATGATGCAAATAGCGGAAAGGGTCGATCCGCAGCAGGTGTTATCGACATTGTCGAAACAGCTTGCGGACTCGCCGGAGTCATCGGAATCGACATTAAAACCGACCGAGGAGAATGGAAGCCCTATTCCCTCCGGGAGCTGACCTGGATGTCTCGCGGGAAGCGCCGCGAGGCATGGGGCCGACTTTCATCGCTGTTGGGAATGATCCACGCCAGAACGTCGTTTGATTCGAAAGAGAAACCGTTCGAACCGCTCAGGGAATGGCCGTCTGACCTGATCCATCGGTCGGAAATCGATGAAATTATGCTGGCTCAATTGAAGTCGGCACCACGCGTCCGTGACGGAAAACAGCTCGCTTCAATGTTTGGATTGTGAGAGATGTCTTCATCCTTAGTAAGAGCCGGCGGGGCATTCATTGAGATGCTGATCAAGGACGAACAAGTCCAGGAAGCTCTTGATCGCTCGAAGGAAAAACTGAAGGCCTGGGGCGCTTCGATCGATGCCATGGCCAAACAATCCAACAATGCTCTCGGCACGACGTCTTCATCGGCAATTCCCGCGACCGGCGCGGCAGTCGGCGTTTTGGCCACTTCAATGGCTGCCCTCAAGGCGACTGCGATCGCGGTCGGTACGGCGTTCCGTGTCGGCTTCGGGATGATTACGACGTCCGTCCTTCGCGCTACTGTAATTATAGGCGCGCTCGCGGCGACGGTTTCCAAGTTCGCTTCCGGTGGAAAATTTCAGTCGTTTTTGAACAGCTTTTTATCGAAATCCTCTTTAACCGAGGCGTCGGGACGGTGGACTAAATTCATCGGTTTGATTTCTGGCAGCTCCGTCCTGCGAGACATCGGCATTCAAATTGAGCGGCTAGGTCTCGCCTCCTCGATTGTCGCCGGATTCCAGAAGGGGATCGGCAGCGGGATTCTTGCTGCCGGCGGTGCGGCTCTCCGGTCAGCGAGGTCGGTCATTACTGGTGGCCTTGTTAAACTTGCGGCACTCCCGATCCGGGCGATTGTCAACGTCGGCTCATCTGTCTTTTCGACGGTGACCGGAATCGGCGGTGGTGGGCAGGCCGCGGCGTTGCAGCAAACGGCAGCCGCGGCAGCTGGAGCGAATCGAAGTCTAATCCAGGCCGTGGCCAATGGGCAGAAATTTGGATCTTTGGCGGAAGTTTTCGGGCTGGTCGGAAGATCGATCTCGTCAATTTCGACGAAGGTCATCGGATTAGCCGCAGCCATTTCGGGGCCAGCCCTCTTGGCGGGTGCGAACCTCGTAAAGAACTACGAGAAGATGGCCGAAGAGGGACTTATTTCCCAAGAAACAGCCCAGCGGGCCGAGAAGGCATCTGAGGCCGCCGGTGAAGCCGCCGACGCAATTTCCGTTGCCTGGGCTCAGGTTGGGATCGCCGCTCTTCCTGTCCTGCAAGGGATGGCCGAAAAAGCCGCTCATCTGGCCGACATGCTCGGATCATTCGTGCAGGAAAACGCGGATCTCGCAGCACAGATCGTAGCAACGGCAGCGAAGATCGGTGGGATGGCGGCCGGAGTACTTGCACTCGGAAAAGCGTTCTCGGCAGTTGCGGCCGTCGCTCCGATTATCCTCAATCCAATCACGCTCACTGCGGCCGGGATCGCGGGTCTTGTCTACTTAGTGCCATCGCTCAGAGATGCCTTTGTCTCGATGTTCTCACGTGTCGCAGATGGGTTTTCTGGAATCACACCGGTAGTAAATCAAATGGTCGATGCGATATCGGCCGCAATTTCTGGCGGTTCAATAATGGCCGCATGGAACGTCCTATGGACCGGAATTAAGGTCGTTTGGACGGATGGCACGACTTCCCTTCAGAGTATGTGGATTGGCTTTACGACATCACTTTCGAGCTTTGGGATCAAATCGTTCATTTGGCTACGAAATGCATGGACCGAAATGCTCCGATTCTTCTCGGATGGTTGGGCAGTATTCGTAAATTGGATGAGCGGCCTGTTTCGCAAAGGTTCCAACTTCTTCGCCGAACAGATTGCGGTGATGATCGCGATGATGACTGGCCAGAACTCCGAAGAGGTATTGGCCACTTTGCACGAAGATCAAAAACGTGCGGAGAAAGCGTCAAACGACGGCTTTCTCGAAGATATGGCGAAACGCGAAGAGGCGGCGAAAAAGCAGTCCGAGGAGAGCAAGAAATTCGACGATGAATGGTTGAAGCAAAACGACCAGGTCGGCGCCGAAAAAAGGAAGCAAGCTCAGGATGCGGCCAAAGCGGCTCGCGAGGAATTCGAACGAGCGAAAGAAGAGGCATTCAACATCCAGACCGAGCGACGCAAGTTCGAGGGTCAGGGCAAGCTTAAGAACACCGAGACAATCGGAACGTTCTCTGGATTCAATCTTGCCCAGCAGCGTATTGGCGGAATCGGCGGGATTCTGAGACCGCTGGAAAATATTGATGCCGGAGTGCAGCAAGTGGCGGCCAATACCGGCAAGAACCCGTTCGAATTTGTGGCGTGAGGTAAGACATGGCAATCTCGATGAGTGAAGCCTACCTGTCGCGTGACGGCGTCAATGGTGATCAGCCCGACTTCCAGTTGATCTATTACACGTTCAACGAGCCGAATGAGATCGTCGCCGAGAGCTACTGCATTCAAAATGCTGCGCAGAGTTATTATGGTCTGCCGTTCGTTCAAACTGACCGCGAACAGATCAACGAGACTACCTACAAATTCACCTGCCACTACAAGTGGGATATTAAAGCCGTCGCCATCGACAACATGTCGTTGTCGTTCAACACGCAGGGCGGCACGCAGCACATCACTAACTCGCTAGGCTACATACAGTATGCTTCCTCCTTAGTGGGCGGCACTCCCATTGATTACAACGGTGCAATTGGCGTCGAGCTGAACGATACTGGGGACAAAGCCCGCGTGAGGGGCGTTGACATCTTTTCGCCCCTGCTCGATTTCAACGTCACCACTCAGTTTTTCTTCATCGACGTTGATCAGGAGTATGTTCTCGGCTTGAGCGGCATGGTTGGCACGACAAACAACGCTCCCTGGTACGGATACCCGGAGGGCAC